TAGTACTTCTGCAAACTCGTAGGCGCTTTGTCCTGCATTTCCTTCAACTAACTTAATTAGTGAATCGTGTTGTTCAGGAGTTAGGCTTTCTGTAAAAATTACAAGTGCAGAATCGCTTTCTCCAGGTAGAGTTCTATATGCAACTACTACCTTTCTACCGGTAGATTTCATTCTACCAATATGCTTAATATCAGCCATTTGTCTTACTCCCTTGTTTACTTACAGCATCTAAAAATCCTGAAAGTTTGTTATATACTGTACCGACTGCCTGCATTTCGTTGGGCTTAAATGTACCGCGTTGCGCCGCAACATCGATGATGTTTTTAATAGCACTTAGATCCTGTACAGTTAGATCATAATTTTGCTCAGCAGGTGCTTCTGCGGCAGGTGCTTGAGTTTCTGCTGGTGTTGTTGCTTGTTCTAAATTTTGTTCTTCGGCCATGATATTACTCCTTCTGATGTATAGGCACAACTATATATCAGACTAAACCGAAGAGTATTTTAAATGTGGACAAGCAATTAGGAAGAAACTGGCTTCTTTGGGTTCTTCGAAACCAATTCTGAGTTTAGTAACAAATTGATTGTTTTCTAAAACTAGACTTTCGCCGATGTAAAACCGATTTTTAAGATTCAAGTTAATCCACTCGTGTATATTTTTTTGAGTATTATATTTCAAATCCATATACAGATAGTGAAAATGCAACGGAGGATCTCGCAGTTCCCTGCAATCCAAAACATTGAGTGGATTAACTTTGTCTACTAAACTCATTTTTGACTAGGTGGTTCGTAGTACGCATGAGTTCCAAACGGAGGAACAATAGTATCATTGCCGTGGATAATAAAGATAGTATCGCAATAGTCTTCATCTCCCCAACTGTCCCAAGGATAGCCGTCTGTAAACATGATAAACTTTTTAGGGTTAATATCGTGTTCCTTCATGTATTCCCAGTTACAAGTAAAGTCTGTGCCTCCACCGCCCATAATTTCGTATTCGGAAATTTCTTCTGCGGTGTAACTATTAAAATCTTGTTCGTTATACACTCGAGTATCGAAACACCAAATTTTAATATTGAAGTCTTTAAACTCTTCCATAATGCCTTTAACTTCACCAAGAAAATCCGCACCCATTGCATCAGTAATAGATCCTGACATATCCAACGATACACAAATATCGATGCTAGTATCAAAGTTACATCCTGGCAAAATTGCACCAGTCATTTGACCTTTGCGGCTAGGGCGTGAGAATGAGAAGTCATTTTTAACAGTGCTTTGAATTTGTTGACGCAACAGTTCACGCCAGTTCATCTTAGGCTCTGTCATTTCTTTGATCATACGAGCAATCTCGCCTGGCACATTGCCTGCACCTGCGGCCTGCGATGCTTGGATCATTGCTTCTTTAATCTCATCACGAATTTTTTTCAATTCTTCTTGACTGTGCTTTGGCTGTCCGTCCTTGCCGTCACCTTCGCCATCCAAATGCTGATCCAGCATCTCGCCTAACTGCTTGAGTTGTTCTTCGTCGTACTTGTTGTAAATTTCGTCATAGACTTGTTCAGCACTCCAACCATCATACTTACGATCGTGGAAGAATTTAACAGGAGGGTCGTCACCAATACGTTCACGTTTCAATAATCCGTTAACACAATAGTCAGCGGCAATATTCCAAATTTGACGATCACGCCCTTCCACTCGCATCATATGATCAAACACACAATGCAAAATTTCGTGAGCAACAACAAACTCTACTTGTCGAGGAGTCATCTTTTCAAAGAACTCTCGATTGTAATAAAAATTACGGAAGTCAGTTGCGGCAGTAGGTAACCAATCGCTGGCATCGACAAGTTTCATACGAGTTGCCATATTACCAAAAAATGGATGACGCAACAATAAGCCAACTCGGGCTACTACAATTTTATCGACAATGGGATCTAGATAACTCATATATGCTCCTGTTTACAATGTATATATTATACTGTCTTTTGACTACTTAGTCAAGAAAAAAGGTGCATTTCTGCACCCTTTCTCTTTTGTATTAACGGCCTTTGTCTTGTGCCGCCGCAATGTACTTGCCGTACTTGTCGTGGAACTCATCAAAGCAGTCGATCTCATCTGGATCCAAAGGCAGTTGATATTGGGTAAGAGCAACCTTAGTACCCATAACAACCAATTCAGTTTCAAAATTATCCATCATGAAACGGAAGAAATGGTTAACCATATCGTTGAACTTTTTATCGTTCTTATCGGCCGCATCTTTCAATTCGTAGCACAAGGATACAGTCAAAGAATACATAGCCGAAATTTCTTTCGAATCCATCTTCTTAACCTTGCCTGCCAAAATGTCTTCAGGCTTAGGCATCTTGCTGGCAATCTTGCGATGAGCCATAAACTTAATAGCCAAACCTTCGCCAACAGCACCGCTGACAAGATCCATCATTGTACTGTCATCAGTGTCGTCTTCTTCCAACAACTCGCTGACAAAACTCCATGAACGAGGAGTAGCAAAACTACGGCTTGCTGACTTTGGATCAAAGTCGTACAAGTCTTTCTTTGCAAATGTGCAGTAACCCACAACATCTTTGTGTACTCGATTAGTAGTAGCCCACTGACTCCAGTCATCAAAGTCTACACGCATTTCCAAATGTAGGAAACGATTAGCCAACGGAGCAGGCATACGATAAGTAACACCTTTGTCTGCTTCACGGTTACCGGCGGCAACGATTAGAACGTTGTCTGGCAGTTTGTACTGTCCTACACGGCGATTCAAAATCAGTTGATATGCCGCGGCCTGTACGCTAGGAGCCGCAGAGTTCATTTCGTCAAGGAACAAAATTACATACGGATGTTTACTAGCCAATTCTTCATCAGGCAGTTCGCTCGGACTACCCCAAACCATTTTGCCCTGATTAGGATCAAAATAAGGAATACCTTTAATGTCTGTAGGTTCCCACAATGACAAACGAATGTCAATAACATGGGCAGACATCTCGCCACCAATTTGGTGAATGATATCGGACTTACCAATTCCTGGAGGACCCCACAGGAAGATCGGACGCTTCTTTTTAAACGCTTTTCGAATTGCGTTCTTGGCGCCATTTGGGCTAACTTGCCGATTAATAATTTCTACTTTTGCCATTAAATGCTCCTGTTAAGGTGTTAAAACTGTTTCGCAGTACCACTATTATATGGCAAAACGGCACTAATGTCAACTGTTTTTAGGAGATTTGGGCAGACTTTTTTCGGGTCATTGCTTTATTCAAGCCGTATTGGCGAACATCGCCCGAAAACAAATGTAGTTCAAATGCTTTTCGCTCTGCCAAAACTGTAATAGTTTCGGGTGTAAGGAAATATGGACAGTCAATGAACTTGTCCAAAAAAAGAATAACTTGGGGTTTCAAATCCAAACTTGCAGGAAACGGTACTTCGTAAACTCTAAGATCCAAATTTGTCTTTAGAAAATCAAAACCGTCTTCTGTTAATCGTAAACCGCCCTCTTCTTTTTTACGATTATTCATAAACCATTTTCTAGAATACGTCAAGGTGTTTTCTTCAGTCACGGCTAGATTGCCTGCTTTCAAAAAAATCTTAGTATAAGTTTCCTGATTCATTAAATTTCTTCACCATGCGTTAACTTAACAACTTTAAATTCTGTTGAATCGAATAATGAGTTTAATTTTTTAGCCAAATTAAGTGCATGGCCTGGATTTGAAAAACTAACTTTTTTATACTTGCTTCCAGCATAACCGCCCAGACTATCCTGGCTTTTCAAATTGAAAGGCTGTCCTTTGTAAAAGACAGCCCAAATAGCCTCGGCTTCGAGGATTTGATTACTCTTAAAAGTGTTTTTGTTTATGTTTTCTAAAATTATCTTAGGTCGTGGTCTGCTCATAGTATGCGTATCCAAATTATGTACGCATATATTTATTACTTTTCGTTCCAATTTCCCCCGTCCATTTTTACCTGGACTTCTGGTTCTACACGTTGTACAGACTGTATTAGACCTTCATAATTACCTTCTAACCTAGTCATAACTAAGGATAATGTATGACTAAGTGCCTTTGCAGTAGCAATGTCCATGCGAATTTCTCTTTGATTACCAAGTTCCGCTCCTCGAACTTGATTAATAAAGGTCTGCAATGCTATTGTGTTTATTTTATCGTTTTGCATTAGAAAGCCTTTGTTTCATTTCAATGTCTGTTTTGAAAGGACCTTCGTATGGATATCGTTCGATGGTAATTAGTTTAGGACAAAAACTCTTAACCCATCCTTTTTCAAATTTAATAATGTAGTAGCCAGCACAATATACGCTTTTACTTTTTTCACTCTTAGTAAACAAAGGTAAATTTTTTCTTACATCGAACATTGGATTGTGTGGAGTTGAACTTGTAGAGTATCCATGTACTTCGGTATCGATTTCTTTTTCAGATAAAAACGATCTTGAAATAAAAAAATCTTTGCCGAAAGTTTCGAATAATTTCTTTTTATTGTCGAAAGTTGCAACTTTGTCTTTGCTACTAAACACATATTTCTTTTGTTCAGTAACTTTTAAGATGCCAACTTTATTCATTAAGTGGTTCTGCATATTGTTGTGCTTGATCAGAGATTTTCTTCAGATCGTATAGTTGACAAAATTTAAGAAGTCTGATTCCAACTTGGCTTACATTTTTTTCTTTGTCAATGTTCTCTTTAATTGTACTAAAGATTTTTTCTTTAATATCAGCCGGCTGTTCAGATAAGTCGATAAGTCGACGGTTGCGTTCATAATCTTCTAGAACACGGTGTTCTTCGCCTTTATGATCTACCCAACGTTGTAACATGAGATTGTTCCAAGCGAATCCGCGATTATCTTTATCTTTAAAAGCATCTTCCAATTTGTTCTTACGCACCTTTGGATATGCACTAAAGACATTATCGCTACTGTCGCCACGAATACATTTTTCAAACAGCAACCATTTAGGATCTGGTATGGCTTTAGGTTCTTTAGTTTTATTGTCTATGACAATTTTACCTTTTTTATCAAACACGCCCTCATAGGTAATATGATGTTCTTGTACACCGTTATACTGACTTACTGTAGGAGATATTAATTGATAAAAATCGCTGTCTGTGCTGATGATAACATGTTTATCTGAGGGATGACTTTGAATCCATCCAGCAATCAAATCATCTGCTTCTAACTCTTTATGCTGTAGTACAGTGCAGTTAGTCTTTTCTTCGATGAAAGTTTTAAACATATCAAAACTTTCCCAGAATAATTGATCCTCTTCTTGTTCTTTTACAGTAAGTGCGGCACGAGCATCGCTACGATTACGTTTATATGGCTCGTAGTAGTCTTTACGCCACGAGCGACCTTCGAGACAGAACACTACATGACTACCACCAAAGTCTTGCCATGCTTTTTTGATACTGTTAAGTGTAATATGGAATGCCATGCCCAACTTAATGTCAGCATCGCCCTTAATAACGTGTCTAGCACGAAAGAATGTGTTAGCAGTATCAACTATAATATATGTCATGAAACTTCCGATTTACCTTCAGCAATTTTCTTAACGTTGATATAACCAGCGCCTCGCTCAGTCATATCAACACCTTCTTCCCCGGCAATGTCTCTACATAGTGTTCTGAACCAGCGATCTACAATCTCTTCATCCGGATCACCATCAAAGCCATATCCTTGTTGTTTCAATTGTAACACAAACTCATCGTTCCAGTCAAGTTCTAAGAACCCATTTCTTAAATTATCTTTGGCTACATGTGTTTCCAAAACAGCGACCCAGGGTTCACCTTTCGCAGTAGCACGTTGTTTAGGAGTTTGTTTAGCAGTTTCTTCTGCTTGTTTAGCACGTTCGGCGGCTT